ATGAATGAAGAACTGCTTGAAGCCGCAAAACCATTAATGCGCTGGCTGGCAGAAAATGAGCATCCGCACAAACAGGTGGTCGTGACAAGTACTCGCGCTGAACTGCTGGAAAGCCAGGCAGTAACGGAGACGGAAGAGTTTCTGAAAGACTGAAGCATTACAGAGCCTGTTCGCGGAGTGGGCTCGATAATGCTGAAGGAATAAACAAAACCGGTATCGGCTTCCCGCCGCGCACCCTGCGCATGGTCGATATCGGTTTTTATCACTGGAGTAATTGCGGACATAACCAATGAGCAAACCGGAAGACAGCGGCCTCGAGCGCGATTACTGTGCCGGGCTGCTTTCCCTCCGGGAAATGGCTGAAAGATACGGCATCAGTGAAGGGGCGATAAGAAAGCGCGCTAAAAAGAACAACTGGGTACGCGGTAAGAAACCGGGTACGCAAAAAGGTGCGCAGGTACGCAAATCAGGTACGCAAAAACAGGAAATGCGTACCGCGCTGGAACCGGAAATTTTGGAATGCGAGAGTCAGCCGGATACGGAAGATAACGTGCCGGGTGAAGATGAGGAAAACATCACGCTTCCTCCTGAATTATCGTGTATTTCTCCGCAGCAGTTAATTTTTGCCGAGCATATTGCGAGAGGAAAAACTCGGGTCGAAGCTTATCGCCTGGCGGGGTATACCTGTGACGGTGCCACCGCGTATGCAGCCGCGAGTCGGTTGTATAGAAATGTTAAGGTTTCCCGAGCGATTCGATATTTTCGGGATAAATACCAGCGCCGTTACACCGCAGAGATTGATGAGATAGTTCATCAACTGGTTTCAATCGCCCGCGCCGATCCCAATGACTTGTCACAGCACCGCAGGGTTAACTGCCGCTACTGCTGGGGCGAGCATCATCTTTATCAGTGGCGAGATATTGCCGAGTTTGACAAGGCATCAGCCGCTGCCGCAAAGGATGGCAGAAAAGAGCCTGAATACGGCGGTCTCGGATTTGTAGACACGGCAGACCCCAACCCGGATTGTCCTAAGTGCTGCGGCGAGGGTATCGGGCAAGTTTTTATTCCTGACACACGGGATCTGGATAACGATGCCCGCTGGTTATATGCCGGGGTGAAAGAAACGAAATTCGGTATTGAGGTGCAATCCTCAAGCCAGGAATCCGCTCGTCGCGAGCTGGCGAGGCTGCTGGCGTCCTTTAATACTTCATCCCGGAAAAATGAACTCGCTGAGAAGTTGATAGAGCTGGAGATCCGCAAACGCACTGCCGAGGCTGAACGGCTTGAACAGGAGAACGCTGAGAAGCGGGCGCCCGGGAAAGCAGGGGAGGCTCCGACGATTGTTATTAACCTGGTAAATTCTCCCGATGCCGAATGAATACACAATAGAGTTTCTTCCGTTCCATGCCGGGCAGAAGAAAATTTATCGGTCAAAGGCAAAGAGGAAAGTTATCCGTGCTGGTCGCCGATTTGGCAAAACTACGATGCTGGAGCAGGCTGGTGGTAACTGGGCGGCGAAGCAAATGCGGGTTGGCTGGTTTGCGCCGTCATACAAAATCCTCCTTCCTTCATTTAAAGCCATCCGTGATCTGTTAAAGCCAATAACAACCAGTTCAAGCAAAACAGACGCGATTATCGAAACCGTAGGTGGTGGTCTGGTTGAGTTCTGGACCCTGGATAACCCCGATGCTGGTCGTTCCCGTAAATATCACAAAGTCATCATTGATGAGGGCAGCCTGGTTAAAAAGGGGATGCGTGATATATGGGAGCAAGCCATAGAGCCTACTCTGCTGGACTTTGATGGCGATGCCGTGATGGCCGGCACACCAAAGGGGGTAGACGACGAGAATTTTTTCTACCTTGCCTGCAACGATAAATCTATGGGGTGGGAGGAACACCACGCGCCTACGGCAGCTAACCCCACCATTAACCCTGCGGCACTGGCGAGGATTATTGATGGCCGCCCGCCGCTGGTGGTTCAGCAGGAATACAACGCAGAATTCGTTGACTGGCGCGGCCAGAACTTCTTCAAGCTGGACTGGCTGCTGGAGAATGGCGAGGCGGTTGATTATCCGTTTGCGTGTGACACGGTTTATGGCGTGGTTGACTGTGCCCAGAAGGGGGATCTGCATAATGATGGTTCGGCCTGCGTCTGGTTTGCGCTGGACACGCTGCCATCGCCGCACCTGGTGATTCTGGATTGGGAAATCATTCAGATCGACGGTTATTTCCTGAAAGATATTGTGCCGCAGTGGGTGGGGCGAGCTAAGCATTTGAGCGAAATATGTCGTGCGCGTATGGGTACTACAGGCCTTTTTATTGAAGACAAGGCCACCGGTATCACGCTGTTACAGCAGGGCGCTAATGAGGGCTGGAACGTTCACCCCATTGACAGTGAGTTAACCGCGCTACCGAAGGAATCCCGCGCCATCAACATCTCTGGTTATGTAGCCTCGGGGAAAGTTCGTATTTCTAAATATGCTTTTGACAAGATCGTCGAATACAAGCAATCGAAGAAAAACCATTTTTTGACGCAGGTTTTGCAATTCATCATTGGTGAAGAAAACCAGGACGACGATTTGTTTGACTGTTTCAACTACGGCGTTGCGCTTGGTCTCGGCAACGGAGAGGGGTTCTGATGCAGGACGAAAACATATGCTTTGGTAGCGATACTGGTGAACTGAGTAAGATTCTTGAAGGTGGAAGCATTGAGCCAGGCGCACAGGCGGGTTATGAGCTCTGTAAGCTGATTTACTTATTTCATCCTCTGGGCGGAAAGATGGTTGATCGGCCGATAAAGCTGGCGATGTCTGAACCTCGGGTTGTACATGTCACGCGGGGGCCGGAAAAGCGTTTGCGTGAAGCGTTTGAGCGTGAATGGGCTGCCATAAAAGCGGATCGGATTATTGCCAATGTCGCGCGTCTGGCGCGAATTTACGGCACCGGCGCTGTAGTAATGCTGATTGATGGCGAGCCGACAAATGAAGCCGCTGAATTCGACACGCTGTATAAAAAATCCATCACGTTTAACGTGCTTGATCCTCTGAATACCGCTGGCTCAATCGTGCTTAACCAGGACCCGAATGCCGAGAATTTCCAGAAGGTGGATAGCGTCACGGCAGCCGGGAAACCATACCATCACAGCCGCTGTTGCGTGCTGATGAACGAGGAGCCTATTTATCTAGCCTATACGCCATCGGCGTTTGGTTTCGGTGGCCGTAGCGTTTATCAGCGTGCGCTGTATCCCCTGAAGTCATTCATTCAGTCGATGCGGGCTGATGACATGGTGACGATTAAAGCGGGGCTGCTGGTGGCTTTCATCAAGCAGGCAAGCTCTATCGTCAATAACATGATGCAGAAAATGTCCGGCATTAAACGATGGATGCTGAAACGTGGTGGAAACGGTGATGTGTTGCAGGTAGGTGAGAGCGATAAAATCGAGTCGCTGGATATGCAGAACCTCGAAAAGCCGCTCGATACGGCCCGCAATCATATTCTGGCAAACATCGCCACAGCCGCGGATATGCCCGCGATTCTGCTTAACAGTGAGACGTTTACACGGGGGTTTGGCGAGGGTACAGAAGACGCCAAAGCCGTTGCACAGTACATCGACGATGTTCGCAAGGATTTACAGCCGCTTTATGACTTCTTTGTGCGTATCGTTCAGTATCGGGCGTGGTCACCAGAATTTTATGATGCCCTTAAAAATGATATTCCCGAGTATCAAAGCATCTCATGGGGGGCGGCGTTCAGTGCCTGGGTGAACAATTTCGATTATGTCTGGCCTTCATCTCTGAAAGAGCCCGAAAGCGAAAAAGTCAAAGTCGATGAAATCCGGTTTAAGGCTATCACTGAGATGCTAAACGTGCTGTTGCCGCAACTGGCCAAAGATACGGAGAACAGAGCGACGCTGATCAAGTGGGGCTGCGAGAATGCCAACATGAACGAACACCTGTTCGCCAACCGCCTGGAACTGGATTACGACTTGCTTGAAAAAAATCCTCCAGATATTACGACGCCGGGAGAGGGAGATATTAATGAATTCCTTCCTGAAAGAGCTGCGTGATGCGATTAAATTTTTTCTGGAGTACGGATACAGCAGTGAAGAAAGCCTCATTATGTGGACTGAGCGTCTGCGTAATGCCACGGAAGAAAAAATTGGTGGTGACGATTTCTATAAATATGTGAGCCGTCGATTAACGGCTGCGTACGATCTGGAAGTCGGTCGTGAGCGGGCGCTAAAGCGGCATCCAGGCATCAGTCGTTTTACACTGAATTATGTTGAACCGAAACTTCGCGCTGAGCTGGACCGACGCATTATGGCGTCTGCTGACCTGATAAAACTGAATCGTACCCGTGCAGTTGAAAAGACTATTCAACGTTTCACTGGCTGGGCAACCAGCATCCCTCCCATCACATCAATCACTCCTGGCTTATCCGATTCATCGCGCTCCGGGGTGGTCGCTACAAGCCAGCAGATTGCTAAATCGGCGCGTCAGATTGATTTTGAGCAGCGGCGGGTGATGGTGGATCAGACTCATAAGCTGATTGCCAACATTGATAACATCATTGCGACTGACGGCGGGGCAATTGCTGCTGTATGGCACAGCCACTGGCGACAGCCTCATTACGATTATCGCGAACCGCATAAGAAACGTGACCAGAAAACGTATGCCATCCGTGGTAACTGGGCGTTAAAAAAAGGGTTCATGAAGTCAGGGGCGGCGGGTTATCTGGATGAAATAACGCAGCCTGGCGAAGAGGTCTTCTGTCGTTGTTATCTGACATATATCTACAACGTTCGCAGCCTTCCCGAGGACATGAAAACTGATAAATGGCGGAAATTTGTCGCAGAAAATAACGCGGTCGGTCGTCGTTCAGAAAATTTTGAGGGCATCAAAAACGGAGGATAAGTGGAAACCTACGCTGCCGGGATCCTGTTCAAATCTGACGGGAAAATATTTCTGGTTAAGCGTGGGGATGATGGTTCATGGGCGGTGCCTGGCGGAAAACTCGAAGCAGGGGAAACCCCGGAAGCCGCAGCAAGGCGGGAAGTGCTGGAAGAGTGTGGCTTTGATTACGGTAAACCGTTAACGCCTTACAGCCTGATTAACGGTTATGTGACCTATATTGCCGATGATGTGGAACAGTTTGAGGCTGTGCTGAATGATGAAAATCAGGCCTGTGGCTGGTTTTCCATGGATGCGCTGCCCGAACCTTTGCATGAGGGAATGACGGCCGCACTTGATGCAGCACCGCTTAACGAAACGGAGGTCGCCGGTCTGATCTCAGGCGGGCAACTCACATCCCCGCAGTTTTTCAGAAATATGTATCTATGGGCGCTGCGTATCACCGGAACCGGTGTTACCTGGCGATCTAAATTCAGGCAATTCGCCTATCGTTCCCCCGAAAATTATCTCACGGATGAATTTCTCACCCGGTGCTCTGGTCTGCCTGTTATCTGGTGGCATCCGGAAAAAAATATGCTGGATAGTGAGGAATATGCCGCGAGAACAATCGGTGCGATAGCCTTCGCCTGGATTCAGGACGATGAGGTTTGGGGCATAGCCCGCATCTACGACGCTGATGCCGCTGAGAACTTGTTAACGCGGCAACTGAGTACATCCCCCACGGTGAAGGGCGGCGATGACATGTTGATCAACGTCGATGGTGAGCCGTTGCTGCTGGAGGGAGCGCCGGAGTTACTGGATCACCTGGCTATTTGTGAGCAGGGGGTTTGGGACAAGCTGGAAGCCCCGACAGGGGTTAAATCAGACACACTTTTGAACGAGGTCCAGAAAATGGATGAAGAAAAAGTATTAGCACTCATTAACCAGGCGCTGGACGCTCGCGAAGCCCGCGCAAAAGAAGAGGCTGAGGCAAAAGAGCTCGCTGATGATGAAGCAAAAGCGCCAGCAGAAAAAGAGAAAGCTGATGCCGAGCTTCGCAGGGAAGAGGAAGAAAAAGCCGAGATGGAGGCAACAGAACTCGTTGATGCTGAAGCGGATGAAAAGGCGAAAGCGGATGCTGAACTGGAAAAAATTCGCGCAGACATGGAGGACATGAAAAGTCGTATTCCCCAGGAAATCAGCGATGAGGAGCGTAATGAAATTGCCGATACGCAATGTAAAGCCGACAGCGTTTTCGCGTCCTTCGGTGAACGAGCGCCACAACCAATGGCCGGGGAGCGAGCACTTCCGTACCGTCGCCGTATTATGACGCGCCTCCAGAAATACTCACCGGATTACAAAGAGGTTGATCTGCACTCCATTTCGGACAGTCAACTTCTGAGTATTGCGGAAAAACAGATATATGCCGATGCGCAGGCATCAGCGGCATCCAGCCTTGAGCCAGGCGCCGGATTACGAGAAGTCATTCGTACTGATGCGACCGGACGCCGTATCAGTACGTTTATTGGCGACCCATCAGCAGCGTGGGCACCTTTCCAGGGTGTCAGTCGCAAAGTCGCTGGCATTAAACAGTAATCAACCGGAGAAGTATAAACATGACGAGTGCATTGTCAGTTAATCCAATGCAGACCACTAATGCGCGTGGTTCTTTTTACGCGAAATCTGATGGTCTTATCCAGGGCGTGGCGCTGGACGATCCGGCCGCACGTTATGCACTGGCATCCGGTACGCTTGCCAGTGACGAAGTTAAACCTCTGTGGGGCGGTCTGGCGATTAATGAACTGGTTCCGGGGGCGTCTTCTGCGCCGCGTGGCTCCATTATTAAGCGTGCCAATACGCTATCCCAACTGGTGGGGTTCTCTGTGTTCAACCAGGCGCATAACGGCCTGACGACGCCGCAGTCACCCGTTCCTATTTTTCTGAGCAACATGAGCGTGTCTTTTTATCGACTTGGCTCAGGTATGCGTATCCCGGTGAAAGCATCCGATGCCGTGATCGCGCTCGCCAGCGCAGGAATTTCCGTCAATCAGCCGTTGGTATGGAATTTCGCGGACGATTGCCTGGATGTGTTCAGCACGGTAGCTACAGAGATTTCAACGACTGCTGTGACCTGGACTGCACCAACGGCTAATGCTGATGGGTTCGCCACCGCGACGATGGCCAGCGCTCATGGGTTGAAAGCAGGCGCTTATGTGGTGATTTCTGGTGTGGCTCCGGCTGCTTATAACGGCATTGTGCAGGTGTTGAGCGTGCCATCGGCCACATCCTTCACGTTCTTCCCGGTTTCGGTGCCGACCGGCGATGCGACCACTCAGGGAACGGTGGGTGTGGCAAATGTGAAAGATGTCGCGCTTCCGGTAAAAATCATCGAAATGCAGATGGGGAACAGTAAAACCGTGTCTTATGACAGTGATACGGGGTTTGCTACCTGGAACGACAGCGGAAACGCTGCGGTAATTCTGCTGTAATCAGGAGAAGCTAAGAGATGCCAGCTATTACACCCGCATATCAAATCGTAAATCCTTCATACATCATGCCGGAAATGATCCTGTCATATCAGCAGGCCTCCGGCGCGTTTTCAGTAATGGCGAGTGGTAATCCTCTGGTTCGCCTGTCTGATGGCGATCAGTACGTTTACATGAAGCGCCTGGATATCCGTACTCAGGTCACGTCGAGCCAGTCTGGTAACGCCAACCAGTTACCGTCAGTGGCGCTTGAAGCGCGAATGGTCAGCACGCCGACATATATGTTTCGAGCTCGCGCCATTTACGATCATCACGACCTGGCAGCGGCAGGTAACTGGGGTATTGCATTGCCTGAAGCACAGCGACTGGGTACACGACAGGCAATTTTCCAGCAACTGCGAAACGCGCTGCTTTACGGCATGAATCCGGCTGGTGGTGAAGGGGTACTAAACACTAACGGCGCAACAACCATTAGCCTGCCGGCAGACAGTCACGGTAACACCACCGTGCTTTCCTACGATCATGGCGAAATGGCGGTGTTCCTGCTCGCGCAGATTCAGGCTATTCGCACCCGCACAATGCAGATGGGGCGAGCATCACGCATGGTGATTCTCGGTCCTCAGCGCACGCTGGGCACCATGGAAATGCAGCAGATTGTTCAGCTCACCAGTTATCAGCGTCCGGGTGGGGGTTCTGCATCAGTTACCGGCACCGTTGATGGCGTTGCAGGTGATGCTGATTGCGCGATTGAGTGGGGTTATGACGATACCCTTATCGGCGCTGGTGCCAACGGTACAGACGCGATCATCATTGCTATGCCGGAAGTTGAACGCCCCGAGGTGAATGCGAAAATCAATACCAACGAATTCGCCAAACTGAGTCCGTCGCTTGAAGCCACTTCGCTGATGCTTTGCGATATGGCCGCGCCGCGAGAAATCCCGACGCCAATTGCGGGCGGGGCGATTGATGTGCTTTCTGAACTGCGATCCACGTCTGGATGGGTGCTTCGCCCGGAAGCGCTGACCATCATTTCGATGAAATACAGCGATTAATTTTTTCTCGCTGCACTCCCTGCGTGCCGGAAGGTATGCGGGGATTTTTTTACCCAGGAGTAAACATGAAACTGTTCATCGCGAATACCACCAAACAGCGTCACGATTTTGCATATCGCCAGCCGGAAACGGGGCGACTTATCTATCACCCGATTAATGCTGGCTCTCAGGTCGTTGTTATGGACGGAAGCCGTGCAGAGATTGATCTCATTATTCAGCAGCACAGTAATTACGGCCTGATTGATTCGGCAAAAATTGACCAGAACCGCGTTTATATCGGCCTGTGTTACAGCATTGATAAGCCTGTCGCGTCGAAAGTCATCGAAAAAGCCATGCGGGATAACGATGAACATCTTAATCGTGCTGCGCATGATCGCCGTCAGGCTTCTGCACTTGCAACCAGCAATGCCCTGGCAGAGCAGGAAAGCGGTTATCTCGGTGATCTGGAAGTCAGTGCCGAACAGCGTCTGAATGCCACGGATGACCGTGACGAAACGCAGTTTATTGATGAAACACTGGCTGTAAAGTCCGGGACCAAAAAGAAAAAGTAAGCGAGGTGCGTCATGCCTGATCTGGCCGGATTCATCCTTTTTATCCGCAATATAGTGAAGGTGGATGCGTATACGCTACCTGATGACGACCCGGCCATAAATCTTGCCTGGACAATGTCGCAGGACTGGGTAAACAGGCAAATTGCCTGTATCAGTCCGGCGCTCTATTCCCAGGCTGTTTATAACCTGGGGGCATCTTTCCTTCTTAATTTTGGCCCAGAAAATGTATTTGGCCCGCTGCGTGAAAAAATGGGCATCAATAACTTCACCGCTGGTGTTATCAGCGCTTCCTCTGATGAAACAACCAGTCAGACTAGGGTGGTCAGTGATGCGCTGAAAAACCTTTCGCTGGCTGATCTGCAACAACTCAAAGACCCCTGGGGTCGCTGGTATCTGGCAATTGCACAGCAATACGGTGATCTGTGGGGGCTGACAACGTGAAACTGCACCTTGGGGTTATTGATATCCCATATGAAAGCGAAAGCACCACCACGGGTGATGTGGCTGAATTTCTGGAGCAGAAATACCGGATTATGCAGACATTCTTTGATCGCCACGGAGAAGAGATTGCCCGGATGATGAGTGATGACATTGCGGCATCACTCGAAAATATGCTGGCGGGAGCACCGCCAGCCTCTGATCCGTTTGCTGAGTCCATGTCTCGGGTACATGACCTGTTTATGGCTTTCCTTGATAACTCTGAAATGAACGGTATGCCAGGCGTACCAACGCGCAGAGCGCTGGAAGGTATTTCGAAACGCTTCAGGGACGGGAAAGGGCCGCGACCGCGGCCTTCATTCGTGGATACAGGAACCTATCAGGCCGCAATGCGATCCTGGGTAAGCGGGGTGTTAAATGCCTTCCATCAATGAGCTGGCTCGGGCCAAAACAGAGCTGAATGCATCATTAACGCAGGGGCTGGATGATATCAGCCGTTCTGCGTCGGTAAAATTCACGAAATATGTTCGTAAGGTGCTTCCGCTGGATGGTTTCGTGTTCTGGGTAAAGGCCTCCATTGTGACAGATGACCCATGCCTGAAGCCTGAACCCGATACAAAACGAGTTAAGGGCTATCTGCATCTGACCACGGAATCTATTCAGGATGAGGAACAGCTTTACGATAAAAACGTAGTGACCTTTACGGCGCAGTCAGATATCGACCCGTTTAATGATATTGGCTCGGAGGTGCTTTATATCGGTGAGTTTTACGGGATTCGTTTTGCTTTTTCCCGGCGATCAGGGTTGAACGAGCCGGCCAATATCTACCATTACACCGGGAACGCGATTTACCCACACATGCTGTCTCAAATTATAGATTCGCCTGATGAGATAGATCTTGATGATGTGGTGGTGTCCAACTCTCTACCGATCTGGCTTTCCCTGAGTCAGTTCATGCCGATGTACCCTGCAAAGCTTTCATTACAGAATCTCTCGCCACCTTATGCCACGGTGAAATGCGGGGATCCTGAACCTGTCTCCGGGGCTTTTTATCTCGATGAAAACCAGAACCAGTATCAGCTGGTGGCAGAGGAAGTGACGATATACGTCACCGGCCTGCGAAATGCGGCCGCAGAGGATTTCCTGCGTTATGTCCAGGAATACACGCTGAGCGATACAGCAGAGATGGGGGTAATGAATGTTCCTGTGATTAAGGATGACCGCGTTACGCAAAATGAACTCAATGTTATGGCGATGCGGAAAATCATCAGGTTCAAGGTGAATTATTACCAGCAGCGGATGAGGAACGTTGCTCGCAAGCTGATCACGTCTGCAATTCCGTCCATTCACGTGGAGAATTAATATAATGGCAATTGTTAATATTAATGTTTCGGTGACTACGCCGCCGAAACCATCCCAGTTATTGAAATCGGGCGCACTGGTATCAACAGGCGCAACCACACTAGCGGCAGGCAGTTATCAGTTACTGACATCAAAAAATGACCTGCAGGACATTCTGGCAGCGGATAAGCAAATCGCATCTGCCTCATGGGCAAGTAATACCGTAACAGTGACGCTGGCAGAAGCGCATGGCTGGAATAACGGCGATCAAATCCCTGTGGTGATTTCTGGTGTAACACCAGAGGCTTATAACGGGGCATATGTTGCCACTATAACGAGCGATACGGCTTTTACCTATGTGTTAAACAGTGATCCGGGTACGGCCACGGTAATGGGTTCTGTTACTGCTGTTTCCTCAATCGAGCTTCAGCAGATGAACACTACCTATTGGGCCCAGGGGAGCAACCGGGCGGTTTACGTGCTGGAGCTTGGTGAGCTGGGGGCTAAGTCTGCCGTCGCGGCACTCAGCGCATTCATTGACAGTGATGTGGCGCTTGGGAATACCTACCAGAAGTTTTTCTCGTATCTGGTCCCGCGCGAATGGGATACCGAGCCGACTTTTAAAACCCTCGCAAGCAACTACACATCGCCGGGGGCGCTGGTTAAATTTTTTGTGACAACCACGATTACGTCCTATCAGGGGTGGGCCTCTGGTGCATACCCGAACGTTTTTGCAGGTGTAGAGGCACCCTCCATTGGCGCGACGGAGTTTTCTATGGCTGCGCCGTTTCAGTCGTCACTCGCTAATGATCCGGGCTCATCAAACATGGTTCCGCCGATGGCGTATCGTTTCATGTATGGCGTCACGGAATACCCGCCAGCGGGTAACGGCACGTTGCTGAAAACGCTCCAGGATAACAACATCAACTATATCGGGACGGCGGCAGAGGGTGGACTGAGCAACAAAATGTTGGTGGCTGGCCACATGCTGGATGGGATGCCATTTAACTACTGGTATTCCGTTGCGTGGTGCGCGATCAACCTTGAGTTGGATCTGGCGAATGAAATCATTAACGGCTCTAACACCAATATCAGCCCACTTTATTACGACCAGCAAGGTATCGGTCGCCTCCAGCGTCGCGCGCTGAAAACCCTTCGTTCGGGGATCAGCTACGGGTTGATACTCGGTCAGGTGGTTGATACGCAACTGCCACAGGAAGCGTTTAATGAAGCCTTTGATAAAGGTACATACGCCGGGAATGCCGTGATTAATGCGGTTCCATTTACCAGCTATACCAGCCTGAATCAGTCTGATTATGCGGATGGTAAATATAACGGTCTGAGTGCAGTTGTAACCCCGCGCCGTGGTTTTGAGTCCATCACCTTTAATCTCAACGTAACTAACTTTGTAGGGGCGTAATCAATGCCAAATCCACTAGTGCCTCAGGGCTTTCTTAACCGCGTGAGGGGCGCGGTAACAGTAACGGATATTCCTGAATTGAATGTCACTGCATCATTTCTGGGCAAGGATGCCATCAGCATGCGGCCAGATACGGCGGCAACGGACATTATCCCGACGTTAACAGGCACGGTAGGAAGCCAGGCGCCATATCAGCAGGTTACTGTCACCGTTCATTTATTGCGAACGCAAGCGCTGGCAGCCAGTTATCAAAACCGTTTCGCCACCGATACCTCGCTGGGCGAAGTTGTGATCACGCCTGATGCGAACACATTCGGGAATTACACCATTCTGAATGCCTATCTGGTGAATTTTAATGAACTGCCGATCACTGGCATGGATGCGGGATATGTCGTGACGATTTCCGGCTATCTGACGACTAATGACAAAATGTGGGATTAATTACCGTGAAAATTGACCGAAAACTTAACTTTGTCAGTACCGTTACACGGGAAGATGGTTCGATGGTTTATATTCACGTTGTGCCATTCCCTTACGAAGTTGTTGAAGAAAACTGCGTGATGCTCGGCAACTTATTTAATAACTTTTTTTCCCTGGTGGGATCGGTCGGTGCGCCGCGTGTTGCGGCCATGATGCTTCGTAAAACCATCAAAGCGCGACAGGACGCTGGCGATATTCAGATGGGTTCCCCCACTATTGTTGATGAGATACAGCGGCTTACGACCGTTATCTGGAATGATAACGGAGTATGGAAAACGACCACGCTCAATGATGCATTCAGGCAGGGCATTCTCACCGAAGATGAATACAGGGAAGTGGAAGGTGAAGTCGTTTTTTTTATGGTGAGCTCTGCCATTCAGAAAGCCAATCTGATTGCTCCGACAGTGGGGCGTGCTCTCGATATGTACAGTGGGCAACTCGTGTCATTGAGTGCTATGGCGTATCGCGATTCTTTACTGACGTCGAAAACGGCTATCAATACCCCGAGCCAGGAAGCCCCGCAGGAACAATCACACATACCCTCCTGACCTGGGCCTCATGTGAAGGGTTCAGCCACCTCTGCCGGGAACTGGATTGTGGTGATTACAAAAGCCCGCTTCATTTCCGGCAGCGGTTTATTCTTGAGGAAATAAGGCGCAGGGGATATTTCAATGGCAGCTAAATCCATTGTTGAAATTGATGTTCAGGACGAAAAGTTTCAGTCGTTTCTTGAGAAATTCAATGAATATCAGAAAGCGCTTGGCGAGCTACCCGAACAGTGGCGAGGTGCCGTTCACGGCCTTGGTGAAACCGTAAAGGAGACTGAGCGGGTTCGTGATGGCACCGAAGCCATTACAGAAGCCTTTCATAACGGTGTTGCTGCCATAGCGTCGGTAAATGACGGGCTGGACAGGTTAAACACTAACCTGGAAAAAGCCACGAAGATCCAGTCTGAATTTAATAAAAAATCCAGTGGTGCACGTGGTTTTCTCAGCAAGGCGAGCAAGGATGCGAAAACGCTGGCCGGGCATATTAAAAGCGCCACCGCGAGCTTACTGTCGTGGGGGACAGTATTAGGAGTTTTTTCCGGGCTGGCGGGTGCTGGAGGCTTGTGGGGGCTTAACCGCTTAGCCGGAAATGCTTCTGCGCAACGGTTTTCTGCGCTTGGTCTGGGGACGACTGCCGGAGGCCTGAATGCCAGTGCCGTTAATTTTCAGAAAGCACTGGGTAACCCCATCAGTACGCTTGGAGCGATTCGGGATGCGCAACTGGATCTCAGTAAGCGCTGGCAATTTCAGGCGATGGGTATTGCTAACCCTGATCAGGATCCGGCTGAATTGCTGCCGCAGATGATACGCAGTGCCAGAGATATCTTTGTGCGCAACGGAAGCACACAGCAGGGCGCTGAGGCTTACGGCCTAACGAATTACTTCACTCTGGATGATTTGAATCGCTTTAAGAATATGAGCGATGCTGAAATCGATGCCATGGCAAAGCAAGCGCAGAAAGACACGCAGCGCTTACAATTGACGGATCAGCAGTTGCGTCAGTGGCAGGATTTCAATATTCAACTGGACCGCAGTAAAGCGAGTATAGGTAATACCTTTATCCGTGGCCTGGCGCCGCTGGCACCAGGGCTGAATAAATTGTCTGATGCTTTTTCCAGCGCTATTGATACGATTCTCAAATCGCCGGAGTTAGGTAAATGGATTGACAGGGTTTCTGAAGGAATACAGCGTTTTGGTAACTATCTCGCTTCGCCTGAATTCAGCAAAGACGTTGAGGCGTTTATGTCGGGCGTGGGAAGGCTGGCTCGCATTATTGGTAAGGTTATTGGCTGGATAGCGGGAAAAACCAGCCTGTCGGTTGATGATGTTAAATCAGGCTCATCAATCCTCAGTAATGAGCCTGTCGTTGATAAATCGTCGGGACAAAGTTACATCCCTGGAAGTGAAAGTGATCCGCGAGTGTGGGGATGGCTGAAATCAGCCAAGCGCGTTTCAGGCGTAACACCATCGGCTTACGATGAATATTTTGAGGAGGCTGCAAGAAAATATAACCTTGATCCGAAACTACTGAAGTCGGTAGCTGGCGCAGAATCCTCATGGAATCCCAACGCGGTTGGCCCTAAAACGCCGCAAGGCCGGGCACAGGGATTGATGCAGGTAATGCCAATGAATTTCCTTCCCGGCGAAAATCCTTTCGATCCCCGTGACAACATTATGGCCGGTGCCAGGGTGATGGCGTGGGCGAAAAGCAAAGCAGGTGATGATGTCGAAGAAATGCTGCGCTGGTACAACGGCGGTAAAAACCGGGGCAGCCGGGAAAACCGCGAATATCCCGGCCGCGTTCGGGAAAAATACATTGCCATGTACGGTGCAGAAATGCCGGGAATCAGCAGAACGCCAATGGCTTTGCCATCAGTACAGCAGAACACCGGAAAAACTGATCAGTTATTGCAGCAGATTCTCGACAATCAGAAGCGGTCGAGTACACAAGGCGTGGTCGTTTATAACAACACGGGAGGCAATGCAGTGGTATCCAGTACGCAGCTTGGGGGATTCGGCTAATGGCATTTACTCGCGAGCTCTACAAACTCGGCTTTGAGATATCGCCCGTTATTCTCTGTGGTGGCGTCGCTCAGAGCATTCCAGGTGGTATGTTACCCGTTGTCGCACTGACTCAGAGCGCCAGCTTTGTTACCGGGTTACTCGGTGGCGCAATGGAGCTTACCGACCTGGATAAATATTTTTGCCACTGGAGGGTCGCTCAGGGGGCAACACTGGTTGAATATGATATCGGTCGCTATCCCTTTGCCAACCAGGCTGTTGCCGCTAATGCGCTGCTTGCGCAGCCGCTGCGCGTACCGATGCTGATGGACGCTCCGGTAAATGATAATACCGGGGCGATGACAAAACTGGTTACGCTCAGCGCCTTACAGGCCGTGACTCAGGCTCATGCAAATTTAGGTGGAACGTATATCGTTGCCACGCCTGCGGTTATCTACAACAACTGCATTCTGAAGTCTGTTCGTGATGTGACTGGTTCGAATGAGCCTCTACCGCAGAGGCAGTGGTTGTGGGATTTTGAGCAACCATTGATTGCTGAAACCGGAGCGCAGCAGGCAATTAATAGCTACCTGAGCAAAATTGATAACGGCGACAAAGCGGTGGACACGTCATGGACGAATACCCTGTCTGCGCTGGGTAATGCGTCGATCGGCAGTAGTGTATCCGGTGCCATCATTGGCCTTATCGGGAAACTGAGCGGGGATTTTGGGCTATGAGCAAAACACTGTATCCCTTTTCCGGCAATGAACAAAAAAGCATGATCTTTACCCCGGTGCTGGATGGTGAAGTGTATAACTGCCAGATTAAGTGGAATATTGCATCACAACGCTGGTATCTGAATGTTATGGATAATTCCGGGAGTAGAATACTGACGGTTCCATTAATAGCATCACCTGTCGGCGTTGATTTCAATATGCTTATTGGTGTTTTTACATCGAAAATGATATGGCGTCAGTCATCAGGACAAATAGAGGTGATAACCTGATGAGATATTATGATATTCAGATTTTCTCCCCCCCTGATGAAATTGGAACCCCCGGAAAGTTATTTAAACAATATACCAGCCTGAAAAATGGTGTCTTTAATCCTGGCAATTTGATGATCGAGTTCGATATACAGCGGTTCGGTGAATCAACGCCAAAAGGTCAAAGCACTATAACTATCTGGGGGATTAGCCAGCAGGAAATGCAGCAGGCCAGACAAAACATGTTTGGTATGTCAATCCGCATGTGGGCAGGCATGTCGAAAGGCTTACCACTGGCAAAACCCGAACAGGCAGGGCTGGTGCTGGAAGGGACCATCTGGCAGGTGTTAGGCAACTGGCAGGGAACAGAACTACGACTGGATCTTATCGTTACTGCTGGCCCCGTTCCTGCAATACAGCCTGCACCTCTTGCTCCTGTTAATTTAACACTGCCCTGGAATAAAGGCGTAAAACTTTCTGTTGCGCTGACGCAGTGTTTTCAGAATATGGGAGGGTATGATTTTTCTATAAGCATCAGCGACAGGTTGGTTAATAATTATGACAGCGGAATGTTTTGTGGAAGTCTTACCGAACTGGCGCAGCGATTAAAAACGTTGAGTAAAAATATCATCAAAGATAAAAATTACTCTGGCGTGGAAATGACGATGGTTAATGGAAAAGTTATTCGTGTGTTTGATAATGATTTTTCCTGTCATTCAGACAAAGATTCACATAAAAGCGCTGCACACAGAAGTCAAAACCCAAAACAGATTGCATTTACGGATTTAATCGGACAACCAACCTGGATACAGTTTGGAACGATCTCTGTTCCCTGTGTCATGCGCAGTGATATCCAGGTGGGTGATTACATTCGTATGCCGCCAAAACTACGCCCAATGATCCAGGCCTCATCTTATTCTCAGTTTCGGGATGATACAGCGTTTAATGGTGATTTTCTGGTTTCCTCTGTGCGTTTGATTGGGAACAGCCGACAACCGGACGCTAACAGTTGGGTAACGGTTATTGAAGCACATCCAGCCTCGGGTATCGGGATATGAGCTTAAACAAAAAGTTGAATTTTGGCGGCAACATGAACAACTTTGCTGACCAAAAAATTTCATGTGCCATGCAGATGGCCGGCAAGGTGCTTCCTGCTTCGGTAGTTGAACGTTCCGGCCATATGATCACGGTGTCATTTTTGTTGAGGGATATTCCCTACACGTTGCCCCAGGTGACAATTCCACTCTTTGGCCCTGAGTATATCCGTTACCCCATGAAGAAGGGGGATAAGGGCATCGTTATCCCGGCTGATGCATACCTTGGTGGGGTAAGTGGTTTGGGCGGAGGGATAGCCGATCTGACTTCTCCGGCAAATTTAAGCGCTCTGGTATTTCTTCCCACAAGCAATACGGAGTGGGAGAACGTTGATTACAACGTGCTAACGCTATATGGCCCTGAAGGGGTCACGTTACGTGATGCCGGCAGCAATACAACCTTTCTTCTTACGCCAGAGAGCATCACCATCGCCACACCAACGCAATTCAGGGTGACGGTCGGAGGAACGGTGCTGACGCTTACAGAGGGTATGTGGTCTCTCACCGGACAGAGTGGAAAAATCCAAGATAATACCGCCAGCACCAGCCCGCAGATAATGCACCAGGGATGGCAGAAACTCGTTCAGTGGCTGAATTCGCATCAGCACTCGAATGGCAATAACGGAAATAACACCGGGGGGCCAACGACACAATTTGACGGGAGCATTACTGAATGAGGACTTATGGTCGAGATAAAGACGGGAAATGGGTTACCGTTACCACTGACGAAAATGGCTTCAATGATTCGGTATACCTCACCACTCTGATACAAAACCTGAAGCTTGCGCCTCAGGAATCTCCTTTTTTTGCAAATCACGGTATACCAGCTAACGGATCGGTAATTCAGCAGATTCTGCCGACTTTCTATGTGAACCAGCTACAGCAGCAGTTCAGCCAATATTTTTCATCACTCCAGATAGCGCTCATTGATGTTGAACCACCGGTTTATAACATTTCTGTGATCACGAACTCAGGCTCAAAAATAGTCACACAGGTATATGTATGAGTGATTTACCCGTTTATTACACAATTTCTGGCCCCGTTCCACAAACGACAGACTCACTCCGGCAGCAGGTCATTGATACCGCAACTGCGCTGACTCCAGGCATTACCACCGATCTGCCTGGATCATTGATAGAAGATATGGTGAGCACCAGCGTCGGGGCGCTGGTTGTGTGTGACCAGGCCAGAGTTGATCTGATTAATTCCTGTAGCCCATATACGGCGAACGTACATCTGCTGACACAACTTGGTGAGATGTATGGTATTCCCAGGGGAACGGGTACAAACACCTCTGTCTATACGGTATTTATCGGGCCGCCCGGTTTCAGTATCCCGAAAGGTTTCATTGTGGGAGACGGGACATATCAGTATACCGTTCAGCGTGATACCGTTATCCCGGAATCAGGACAGACGGAGCCCGTTTATTGTCTTGCCACTACGGAAGGCACATGGGCTGTTCCTGCAGGGAGTGTTACACAGATAAAAACCTCTGTTCCTGCGCAATTTGATGTTACATGCACCAATTTGACAGCGGGGTTACCCGGTGCTCAGGAGCAGAGCCTGGCATCGTACCGGGCCCAGGTGTGGCAGGCGGGGATGTTCGGCGTACAGGGAACGCCGGATTGTGTACAGGCCACGCTTCAAAAAGTAGATGGTGTTCAAAAAAATCTTATTTCGTTTCGGCAAGCATCGCTCGGGAAATGGGTTGTCGTAGTGGGTGGTGGCGATCCTTATGAAGTAGCGTATGCGATTTATAAATCAGTGCCAGATATTTCCATTTTGACAAATGACGTTCAGAACCCATCAAGTGCGCCAGTTGAAAAAAAGACGGTTCCAGTGACGGTATACCCTGACACTTATCAGATACCATTTGTTGTACCATCTTCACAGAATGTTACTGTTATCATCACATGGAATTCGGCATCAACAAGCTATGTTGATCCCAGCGCCATACAAAATGCCTCGCAACAAAATGTTGCTGATTATATCAATGGACTTTCTGTTGGCGAGCCGATTAATATTTTTCAGGTGCAGGATATTTTTATGAACTCGGTTTCAAGCCTGCTTCCTGCATCTCTTATTTCAATGATTCAGGTAGTGGTCGGTATAAATGGTGTAATTGTTACTCCAGAAACTAACTCAACTTTAATTTATGGTGATACATACGCCTATTTCTCAACATCTGCATCTCAAATTCAGGTGAAGCAATATGGCAGCGCTAGTTGATAAAATAATACCATCATATCCCTATACTCAGTATAACGCCGACCCCAATATAACAGCATTCTTTGATGGATTTAATCAGTTGGCACAGGAACAGCTTGATTATCTTAATTCGTTAAATCTTCCTTGCTGGACATCTCCAGCCATAGTGGGGGATTTACTTGACTGGATTGCGTTGGGGATTTATGGCGTTGTGAGGCCTGAACTTCAGATTTCAGAGGAGGCGTTTGCTCGCGGGGTGTATAACACCATTGAGTACAATGCAATTACATATGCAGGTATGAAAAGTTATACTCCAGGCTCAGCTTCATATGTGCCGGATGATTATTTTAAAAGAATATTGACATGGGATTTTTACAAGGGTGATGGTTCTCATTTTTGCATTGACTGGTTAAAACGGCGACTTGCAAGATTTATACATGGCGCAAATGGAATAGATCCACCCTTGGAAAACACATTTGATGTAAGCGTGATTCCAGTAAATGGTATTTTTAATATCACTATTCCTGATTATGGTAATGGTGTGGGGCATTTCCTGAAAGATGCTATTGACCAATCTCTTGTCAAACTTCCATTTATATATACTTATTCTGTAACGGTGGTTGAGCGATGATACTCGGATTTGGAAACAACGTCATATCTTCCCTTGCTGCTGATATTACCGCGCAGCAGACAACCATTCAGGTTATGCCAGGCGCGGGAACCCAGTTTGCAAAGCTGCTAACTTATGATTATGCCAATGCGTCAAATGTCCAGAAAGTTTATTCAAAAATCACATTAACTGACGCCAAAGAAACTGTATTCGAAATTTGCCATTTAACTGCCGTGAGTGGGGATATGCTTACGGTTATCAGGGGGCAGGAGGGAACAACGGCAAGGGGATGGTCCCTGAACGATGTGGTCGCGAACTTCGCTACACGTGGCTCTGAAAATCAGTTTGTGCAGATTGAACAACTCCAGAGCGGCCATTACACCTCATGCGTGGTCGGCGGAACGGCGAATGCGCTGACTGTTGAGCTGCCAGCCACATTTTTTGTTAATGGGGCAACGGACTGGCAATTACGCGCTCCGCTGGTATTATTCCCCGTGGCGAATAATACCGGACCTGCCACGATTCAACTTACGCTTGGTGGCAGGGTTGTGGGTACATTCCCTCTACGCAAAGGTAATAATGGCGAGCTGTCCGCAGGTGATATTATTCAGGGATGTCCATTACTCTGTTTGCTCGACAACTCTAAATCATGTTTTTATGTGTTTAACCCTCGTGATATTTACATGGGGGATAAGTATTTACAGAAAGACATGAATGGCTCTGATATTCCCGATAAGAAAATTTTCATAAAGAATATTGGTTTAGATGAAACGGTTGATAAAGTTACCAGAGCTATCCTTAATCTCGGAATGATCGGTGATGTAAACCTTAACACCCTTACAGGAGCAAAATACGGTCGTTATTATCAGAATTATTCGGCTAAGGCTACGGCGTCAAATAACTATCCGGTTGCAGCGGCCGGAGCGCTGGATGTTATTCAGAATGGCGCGGAAAACGAAGAGGGTTGTACACAGGAATACTTCCCTTACAACTCTAATGTATGTTATCGACGCTACTACATACCAAGCCGCAGGACATGGTCTTCATGGGAATATGACCTGACGAGCGCGGGCGGCGTCATCAAAGGGGCCGTAGAAATTACCGGAGATGCGCGATCAGTGACGATTAAGCCTAAAACGGCTAACGGCGGTTACTATTTCTTTGGTCGTAAGGCAGACAATACCAACCATTTTTATCTCGGGCAGGGATCCGCCAATTCGGACAACGTTACATGGGGTAACTATCTCACCAATTCCTCTATTTCCCTGGTTTCTGGTGGTGTTGCGGTCTCGGGAGCAATAACCCCCTCTGACTATAGAAACTTTGATGCCCGCTATATTCAGAATTTACGTGTCGGGGCTGTCGGCAGCTTTGTAGTTGCTAAAAATACATGGCGTGAAGCGCCTGTCGGGGCATTCATGACGGGGTGGTATACTGAAGGGAGTGAGCCCGGTGGTGACACCGTTCGTTATCGGCCTTTGCAAGTTTATATCAATGGCGCATGGAGAACCATTTCATCATGAAATTCACGAATTTTAAATTATATCATCCAGAAAACATTGATGCCCCTGAGCTGAATATTGCATACCTTGTCAGCGACGAAGGGAACGACTGGTACGAAAGCCAGAGCTTATTTTCAGGGGAAACGTTGAAGATTGCTTTTGACGAAAAAGGAATTATAAGGAGTTGTAGTGAAGATGTTTCGTTGCTATGGCCAGTTGGCCTCTCTGTAACAGAAATTGATAAAAACACGGTGCCTGATGGTTTTGATATAAGTGGCAAATGGATTTTTAATGGCACAAAAATTGCGCCCTACGAACTCAGTGCCGATGAATTAATTGTAGAAGCTAAAAATAAAAAAGAACGCCTTTTGCGTGAGGCCCTGGAAATCATCACTCCGCTTCAGGACGCGGTTGAACTCGATATGGCGACCGAAACCGAAATTGCTGACCTGGCGGCCTGGCGAAGATATCGCGTGTTGCTCAACCGCGTAAATCCTTCTGATGCGCCGGATATTGACTGGCCAGCCAGACCCATCGTTTAACCTCTTTATTTCATGCCTGCCTGTGGCGGGAATTTTGTCCGGGATTAACTCATGTCAGTACTCATTTCAGGAAAGCTCGTTAACGGGGCTGGCGAGGCTATGGCTGGCTGCCATATCATCCTTAAAGCTCGCGTGAACACCTCAGAAGTCATTATGCGTACTACCGCTGATGTTATTGCGGGAGAGAATGGGGAATATGCATTTAATGCACAAATTGGAAGATATTGTGTGTATCTCCGCCGATGCTGGTGCGAGGACGAATATTGCGTCGGTGATATTCTTGTTGATGAGGATTCAAAACCCGGCACGCTGAACGATTTTCTTATCGCGCCGGGTGAGAGCGATTTAAAACCCGATGTTGTAAAGCGGTTTGAAGAACTACTCGCGGCCACGCAGGCCAGTGCCGCAGAGGCGGCAGGAAGTGCCAGCAGCGCCGGGCAGAGTGCGAATGCGGCCACGTCGGCGCGAAACGACGCAGAGCAATCTGCTGCCGCTGCGCAGCAGAGCGCCCGGTCATCAGCCGGTAACGCTACTGAGGCGGCAAACAGCGCCGCCAGCGCCGCAGGTAGCGCAACTGCGGCGGCAGCCTCGGCGACAGCCGCAGCGCAGGCAAAAAGCGATATCGATGCGGAGATGGCAGACGCGCTGAAGGCGGTGACGTCCTCCCGCTCCGACGCGTTACAGGCCGCAGAAGAGGCTCGCCGCTCCTCAGGCTCAGCTTTAGTGGCGGCAGGCAACGCTCAGCAATCTGCGGAGGATGCCCTGCGTTCCGGCAATCAGGCAGCGGCTCAGGCCAGTCGGGCAAAACAGAGCGCTGACAATGCGGCTGTGAGTGAGGCATCGGCGCTGGCCAGCCAGAATGCAGCAGAACAAAGCGCACAGGCCTCACGGGGATACCGTGACAGTGCCCAACAAATTGTTAACGGCCTGAATGACACAAATGCTTCCCTGACAGAAAAGGGACTGGTGCAGTTAAGCAGTGCCACAGACAGCGAAAGCGAATCACTGGCGGCCACCCCCAAAGCTGTCAGGGCTGTGATGGATGCGGTTCAGACAAAAGCCCCACTGGAAAGTCCTGCACTGAGCGGCACGCCCACCACTCCAACTCCACCTGACGGCGCTACAGGGAATGAGATAGCAAACGCTGCGTTTGTACGAACTCTTATTTCGGCACTGGTTGGCTCTTCACCGGAGGCGCTGGACACGCTGAATGAACTGGCGGCAGCGCTGGGTAATGACCCGAACTTTGCAACGACAGTGACGAAGGCGCTCGCGGGTAAGCAGCCGTTAAGTGATGTGCTGTCGTCCTTATCCGGACTGGCATCCTCGCCGGACAAACTGCCCTATTTCAGTGACAGAAACGTGATGGCGCTGGCTAATTTAACTGCGACGGGCCGCGAACTCATCATGCAAAACTCGCGCAGCGACGTACTGTCATACCTCGGTGTAAAAAGTGCGGGCACAAAAGATGTGCAGCAGGATATTTACGACCGTACAGAAGGGCGGGTGGCGCTTCCCGGCGCATTTGGTTATGGACATGCGTTTTCAGCAGCGGAAAAAGTGCTTTTAAGCATGGACCAGGAAGTTTTTATCCAGTGGGTTAAAAATTCTGGCCCTGGTCGCTACGCCGTGGAAGCCCCCGCGTTCTTCATTACCACAGAGGCAGTATCCGGAGAAATTGAAATAATATCTCCTTCTCCTACGGAGTGGATTCTGTATTTCCGGAACGGGGTCTATTTTAAAAAATGTCACATAACAGACAACGGCAATGCGCTCATCCCCCTCTGGGAAGATGTTGCAGACAAGATAAGTGCCCTGTATTCAACAACCGGAAACAGTTACGGTAGCCCGGGAGTCGGCGGCCTGATGCTGGCAGCTTATTGCGGGGAGAGCGATGAGGATACCCAACGGAAACTGTGGCGCGGCCGGATGGTCAGTGGGTCCAGACTGTCTCCTGTCACCCTTACCGGCGGGTACAACAGCGCAGGCCCGTGGGTATCCACTCCTCAGATTACTGTTATGTCACCAGTTAAAAACCCGCAGGTCGGGGCATTCATTGCATTATCAGGCTCAGATTCAAGCACGGTAAGCAAAGCCAGCAGTCTGATAGGTCTGTTTATGCGAGTGGCATGAGGCGCAGAATGAAAATACGTTTGATTAAAAATCCGCGTTATCTGGAGAACGGGAATATCGACTGTGAGGTCTTTTTTGACGGTCTGGCGCAGCCGGTACCCTTTACAGCCGGTGCTGATGATACTGAGGCAACCGGACAGCAAATCTGGAGGGAGTTACAAAGCGGAAAATGGGGAGAGCCAGCACCGTTTAGCGTTACGTCGGAAATGACAGAAGCCGCACGTGATGAAAAACGCCGCGAAATTGAGGCATGGCGCGCAAAACAGGAAGCGCAGCCATTCACGTTTGAATGGGGCGGACGCGTGTGGAACGGCGGGCCGGATTCACTGGCGCGCATCGTACCCGCGGCGATGGCGGCGAAAGAGGGGGCGTCAGGGGAAACACTGGGTTGGGGCGATGCTTCCAACCGCGTGGTGAGTCTGACGATTGTACAATTGCAGGATCTGGCCACAGCAATGGCGCAGGTACAGATGGAGCGTAACGCCGATATTTATCGGCGACAGCGCGACATGAAAGACCATCTTGCAGGGCTGGAGGATTTGAACGCGATAAGAGCATTTAGCGTTGAGTAACAGGCCGCCATGAGCGGTTTTTTTGTGCCTGGAAAACGAAGCCCCAGCTGCTGTAACAGCTGGGGCTTCTTGTTTGCGGCAGATTTAAAATAGTAGGGCGTATGACGCCGAGAGCAGCAAATATTGCAGGGAGCATACTGGCGGTTGCAGCGCTGATTGGGGCTGCGGGTTTCGCGGTGGCGCGATAGTCTATACCTGCAAATGAAAAATTTCCTGGCTATGGCTTCGGTCAGGACTTTTTGACTTTAAAATCCTTCCCCAAAACTACTGATAACTCTATGTAATGTAGAGATAATTATAAGGCCTGTTTATGCTGAATTTTGTATGTTTTATGAGTGTTTTTACCATACATATCAGTGGATTAACACGTTTTAGATTATATACTGTTACGTCATATGGAATGGTTCGAAGCGGCTGACCTTATCGTGAAAGGTATGGAAGGCGCTATCAACAACAAGACCGTGACCTATGACTTCGAACGCCTGATGGAAGGCGCTAAGCTGCTGAAATGCTCAGAGTTTGGCGACGCTATCATCGCGAACATGTAA